ACAAGTAGAATTAAAATCGCAAGAGGATACAGGGAATTTTTTAAATTTACCCTACTTTAATGGGGATGATACAACGAGGTATGCCTTTCTCGAAAATGGAGAAGCGGCTAATATGAATGGCTTTTTTGGATTATATGAAAGACATAAACAAACACCAGAACAACTAGAAAATTTAAAAGTCAAAAGACCAGAATCAGAATTTAATGATGGTCCTCCATGTTTAGAAACTATAACACAATCCGAAATTAAAGATGGAAGAGATAGAATTCTTTATCAATATATACAATATGCAAAAAGAAAATGGCCAGAAGACTGGCAAAGTAAAATAAATAGTTTTAATTATAAATACTTTTCTAATCATCCTGAAGGGGCACTAGAAGACAGGATTGTACAAGGTAAAATAAAATTTAATGAAGGAAAAGAACTTGGTTTTAAATGTAATGAAGAACCAATGTGTAATCATTGTGATAAAAAATTATGTAAAACTAGAAAATATGGTATTGGAAGAGAGTCTATATTTCCAGAATTAAGTGATTTACAAAAAGTAGAATTAGATGAACCATACTATTGGGTTAATGTAGATGGAGAAAGAGTTAAATTAGACAATATAGATTGTTTAATAGAACAAAGATTATTCAGAAGAACTGTCACAAAACAAATTAATAAAAAACCACCTAGAATTAAAGCAGGGGATTTTGATAAATTTACAGATTTATTATTAGCAGGTGTAGAAATTATTAAGGCACCACAAGGATCATCTATTATTGATCAACTTAAAGATCATTTAGAAGAGTTTTGTACTAATCGTACTGCAAAAGATACAACTAAGGCAGATATTTTAAGAGGAAATGTTTGGACTTCTGATGGTAAACATCATTTTATTTTTAGTAAATTTTTTCATGGATACTTACAAAGAAAAAAATGGGGGGAAAAATCTCAACCCACTCAACAAATGTTGAAAGAACATTGTAAGTGTACCGATGATAACCGAATTACTATAGGTAAGAAAAGACCTAGCGTAATGATTATAGACGCTTTTGAAAAACCAGAAAGCAATTATCAACCTAAACAACTTAAACCAAAGGATCCATATTAATGACTAAATTTAATTTACCGCCGGAGTTAGAATTTATTGGGGATAAAAAACCATATATTGTATACGGCCAAGAATATAAAACTAAAGGACTATCAAAAAAACACGGAGATGGAGCAATACAAGCTTTTACAAAAATAAGACACACTATTCCTAAAGATTTTTTAAATAAATTTCATTCGGATAATATTATAAACCTAATGGATAGATATTATAGAAAACCTGACCGTTGGAGAATTTATCGACCACATATTGTATCTACAGAATATACAAACGGAGAGAAATGGAATGAAGATACTTTTTATTTTCATTTAAATAAAAATTTTGATGGTTGTTTTCGTCCGTACATATCTAATTTATCTGTTATCCAAGGGCCTCTTTGTTTTAGTTCTCCTAATATTCATGATGAGGCTTCAGATAGAAACTGGGTAATGAGTATGTTTAGAAGGTCAGTAGAAGATCAAATAATTCAATTTAAATATTATGAGAATGATGGGCAATCAGGTGTCCACGAAGTTCACCATAAAGATATAACATTTATAAATATTGTTTTAGGTTTTGCAGATCAAGTTATGAAAATACATTCTCGAGTAGATTTTGAATCTTATATAAGACCTTTCGGAAAATATTATGCGAGTGATGGAGCTAGATTTGATAAAGATAATATTAAAGGTATGGTAATATGTGAAGCATTTAGAGAATATCATAAAAAGCATGCAAAACTAATATTAGTAGACAAAGTAACACATAAAGCTGAAACTTCAGAAGGCACCAAATTTAATACTGCTTTAAGAAATAAAATAAAGGAAACAGAATGAAAACCATAGTATTAGGACCACCAGGAACAGGAAAGACTTGGACTCTTTTAAATAAAGTAGAAGATTATTTAAAAAATACTGATCCAGATAAAGTGGGTTATTTTGCGTTTACTAAAAAAGCAGCTAACGAAGCTAAGGGTAGAGCAATGGATAAATTTAATTTGTCCGAAGATGATCTTCCTTATTTCAGAACTTTACATTCATTAGCATTTAGACGTTTAGGAATTAGTAAAAATAGTGTCATGCAAAGTAGACATTATGAAGATCTGGGTAGACAAATAAACGTTCCATTGGATTATAATGATTATGATGACGAAGAAACAGGATTATTCACAACTAAAAGTGATTACTTACGCATTATTAATTTAGCAAAACTTAGAAATATAACATTGGATAGACAATTTAATTTACAAGAACATAACCAAGATGTTGAGTATGACAAATTAGTTATTATTGCAAATGAATTGGCTAGATATAAAAAAGAATACAGTTTAATAGACTTTAATGACATGATTTTAGAGTTTACAAAATCAGATGCTGCAATTCCTAAATTTGAAGTAGTTTTTGTTGATGAAGCACAGGACTTATCTTTAATGCAATGGGACATGACAAAAGCAATTTGGAATAAAACAACAGACTCTTTTATTGCAGGGGATGATGATCAGGCTATCTTTAGATGGGCCGGTGCTGATGTAGATAGTTTTATTACTCAAACGGGAAAACTTTTACCTCTTATTCAATCAAGAAGGATACCTAAAAAAGTTCATGATGTAGCTATGAAAATTATTGAGAGAGTTTCAAATAGAATACCTAAAAACTGGTTACCACGAACAGTGGAAGGCTCACTCACTATGCATAATACATTTGAAGACGTGGATATGTCTTCAGGAGAATGGATGGTTCTAGCTAGAACTAGATACATGTTGGAAGCATTAGAAGAAACATTAAGAACTAAGGGTTTTTATTATGAGAATAGATTTCAAAAATCATATGAAAAAGATATTCAAGAAGCAGCCACTGATTGGGAGCATTTACGTAAAGGCCAACTACTTCACTATAAACAAATAGAAAAAATTTCTAAATACATGGGACCTACCCATTGGGAAAAAGAAAAACTTAAAGGTATGACCAAAGATTCTTTTCATGGAATTGATAAACTTACCAAAGATTTTGGATTAAAAATAAATACAGAATGGTTTAATGCCTTTGATGACTGCACTGTAGAACGTAAAGAATATATTAGAGCCATGAGAAGAAATGGTGAAGCTTTAAACAAAGATCCTAGAATTCATATTTCCACTATTCACAGTGTTAAAGGAGGAGAACGACAAAACGTTGTGTTATTAACTGATTTAAGTCACAATACTTATAAGTCATACGAAAAAAATCCTGATGATGAGAATAGATTATTTTATGTGGGTGCAACACGCACAAAAGAAAATTTACATATTATCCAGCCAAAAGATGAATATAAAGCTTACCCGATGGAGTATATGTAATGCATACTCTTTCAAGCGAACTTGTTTTATTATCAATGATGACATTTTATTTTGGAATCAAACTATATTTATATTTTATAATATGAAAAATCCATACGATGAACAAATTGGCGGATCACATTATCAGAATTTTAAAATTCAGCCAAGTAAATTTGTAATTGAAAATGAGTTGCTATATCCTGAAGGATGCGTTATAAAATATATCTTGAGACACAGATTGAAAGGAAAAAAACAAGATTTAAAAAAAGCAATTCACTTTATAGAAATGATTATTGAAAGAGATTATGGAGACCACACATATAAAAGTCAAGTCTTTAAATCAAAGGCAAAAAATGAAAGAATTTAATGTATAATCCTCTACCACCAAGACTTACAATTAAACCTTCTTTAATTAGTGGATTAGGATTGTTTGCAACCGCAGGCATTGCACAAGGGACCAATTTAGGAGCGACTCATATAAAAGTTGATGGCGAAATTTTTAGAACTCCTTTAGGGGGTTTCATTAATTGTGATGAAAATGCCAATTGTGTTAAAGTAGAAATGAGAACCGAAGGTTCTATTACAGACAAATGGAATTTACTAACATTAAGAAATATTACTAGTGGTGAAGAACTAACTTTAAAATATACCTTCTACACAGTAACAAAAGATTTTTTAGGAGAAGTTGAAAAAGAAAAAAAAGAATTAGAAGAATCGTATCAAGAATCAAAACGACAAACTGAAGAACGAAAGGCAAAGGAGCGACTTACAAACCCTCTTGATTCTTTTAGCGAAGACTTACAAAAGAGTATTAAAGAATCCAGAAGACAAACTAAGGAGAGAAAGAACTTTCACGCGAAAGCAATAGATGGATACTCAGAATGATTGAGGCACAAACAGAATGGGCCAAGCCCGAAGAATTTCCAGACCTAAGACAAGCAGACACAATTGCAATCGATTTAGAAACACATGATCCAGATTTAAAAACATTGGGTTCAGGTTCAATCGTAGGAAGAGGAAAAGTTGTTGGGATTGCTGTCGCTGTTGATGGCTACTCAGGATACTTTCCGTTCGATCATGAAGGAGGAGGTAACCTCGAAAAAAGTAAAGTAATTCAATGGTTTAAAGATATTTGTCAATGTCCTGCCGATAAAGTTTTTCACAACGCAATGTACGATGTGTGCTGGATTCGATCAATGGGAATAAAAATAAATGGAAATATTTATGACACCATGATTGCAGCATCACTTGTAAATGAAAATAGATTTAGGTTTGATCTTAATAGTTTAGGTTGGGATTATTGTGGTCAAGGTAAAAATGAAACAGAATTAAAAGTTGCAGCTAAAGAATGGGGTATTGATCCTAAAGCAGATATGTGGAAACTTCCATCAATGTATGTGGGCAACTATGCTGAGCGTG